TAATTGTTTTTGAATATTATCAGGAACAATATACCCGTATAGTTTAAGGGTAAATGTAGTTTTAACTGCTCGTTCATTTGTTGACACTACTTCAACAGCATGAGAAAATGAATCAATACTAGCTTTAAATTTAAAACGTTCAGGATTTCCCCAATATGAATCTGAGGCATAATTTATAGATTCTACAATTTTATTCATTTGTTCTATATAATATGTAGAAATAATAAAATCATAAGTTACAGTTACATAATCTGGTACTACAACAGCATAGTATTGTTTAACAGGACGAGTATTATTTAATATATTAAATTTATCGTAAGTATTTGTTTTACTATAGGGTTTAGATAAAACATAATAATTATTAGGAATATTAGAATCTAATTTATTAGCTATTGTTTTATTTTTTTCAATACCATTACGTTTAAAAGTTATTAAAGGCATCATAACTTTACCTTCAGCATCTTTTAAAAATCCATCTTTTTGAAGCTGTTTCCATCGTTCAGCAGACCCATATACAATAGGAACTTTTTGAATTACCCCATTTTGTACAATACTAGGTTTTATAATATTTTCAATATAGTAAATAATAGCTTCATCTATATCTTGAATACCTAAAGTAAAAGGTTTTACTGTGTCATCTCTAAATGAAATTTGATTACTACGGCTTTTAGGATCTATAAAAGCATCATTAGGATTTCCTTCATAAGCAAAACCAGGAGCACCAGATGGTGGAATATATGGTTGTTGTTGAGAAATACTAATTTCTCTTTGAGTAGGAGGGGTTGGTTTTTTACCTTGATCAGCCATTATAATAATCTTTCTCTAGTTATGCCTACTTTATCAGCAGGAACATAATGTGTTTTACAAATTAAAGATACATTGTAGCCAAATTGATCTAAACCAGGATTTAATGGATTTATTTCATTTGGAAAATCAGGATTTTTACCTACAAAATATTGGTTAACATTTATATTATCTACTTCATAATATCTTTCTTGGTACAAAATAATATCTCCAATTTCAATATCTAAATTAGCATCTGTTAAATCATCTCTTAAAAATTTAAAATCAACAGGCCAAGTAAAATCTACACCTATATCAGTTTCATCAAAGTTTTGATCTCCTCTTTCTACTAAACAGTTAACTAAAACAGGACCCATATAATATTTTTCACCTGCGGCTTCACCATAGATATTAACTTTAGTTTTTGATAATTCAAATTTATAAACAGCGCATTGTTGAGTAATAATATCTCCTAACAATTCACGATTTAATTTTCTAAATAAACTTATATCACGTGCTGAACCAAAAAGTGCCATATTATCCTATATAAATTACGTATGGAACCTGTTGTAGTTCTTTTATTCGACTATCTGTTTCTAAAGATCGTCTTTCTAATAATTTTTCTCTAGAAGTTTCTTCTAAATAGGCTCTTAATCTTTCAATTAAAGCTTGTTTTTCAGCAGTTGCAGCTGATATTAAGTCTGATTGATTTAAAGTTAAATCAGCACCTGGAATAGGAATTGATGAATACTTACCTCTAACATACCCTAACATTTCTTTACATAAAGCTAAAGCATATTCAAATATCCATTGACGTCCTATAGAATTTATTTGTGAATAAACTGGGTTATTATAAGGTACGTTTGAAACATTAGTAACTATGGACCCACCTGGAGTAAAACTAGCGCTTAATCTAGAAGATTTAGTTGAATATTGAAAAAATAAACTTCCAGTAATTTGAGGAATAGGAAATATTCTTAATTTATTATTTATAAGTTCAAATGAATAATTAGATTTTCTAATTTGGTCATTTAATTCGATTGCTTGTATTTTTTGAATGTCATAATTCAAAGGCATTAACGTAAAGTTAATAGCAGGTGAATAGTTACCCCAACCAAAAGTATCTAAAAAATTCATCATACCAGTACCAGTACCAGCATAAGGGTCAAAATATTTTACAATCGCAGGAGGAGCTTGATAAAATATTCTTTTAATTTCAATATCTTTATCTGCTATACTATTACTAATTGCCCATTGATTTAAATCATAATCTTGAACATTTACTTCTAAAGTAATAGATCCTGATTTCCAATCATAATTCCCCCCTGTTCCAGCTTCAGCTCCATATTGATCACTTAAACGAATAATATTAGCAAAGTTAGGAGTAATTAAAGTGTTATTAAATGCTGATCCTGTAGATGCTCCTTCTAAAGATAAATAATCTTGACGAATTTTATAGGCATAGATTTCATTACCATAAGTGGTAATTGCTTCTTCAAAAGCAGTATAAAAGTTTAAATCTTGTAATTCTACTTCAACTAAAGGATACCCTAAACGTCTAGCACAAAAAGTTGTTACTTTATCGGCATCTACTTGAAATTGATAGTCATTGTCATAAAATCCAAATGGTGTATTACCTGGAAAGAATGAGCTAGACCCCGGATATATTGGAATATTAGCCATTTAGTTTTTGTTATAAATATGGTGGGGTTATATTATCTACAACCTGCTTGTGTTTGTACTTGACCAAAAGCATCAGTAGAAATAACATTACCATCTGCTACTTTATAATAATTTCCAGCACTATTAAATGGAGTATTTCCGGCTGAATCTGTATAAACATAATCACCTACTTGAGGATATGCATTAGCCCCATTATGATAATATGTTGTATCTGGGGTTAATGGACATGCTGATGGTTCGTCAGGATCTCCAGTAGCTGACATTAAAAAAGATGTTAAAGCTATAGCATTTTGATTATACCCATACCATTCATTCATAGAATAAGGGGCTGAATTATTTGGGTATTGAGCACTAGCAGTGTTTATTGTAGCATAATAACCTAAAGAAGCACTTGCTAAAGTTATTTGCCCTGATGAACTTAATTCTGATCTAATATTAGATAATGATATTTGTCCTGAAGAAGGTAAAGTCATTATTTTAGTTTAGATTTGAGTTCGTCAATTTGCTGTTGTTGTTCTTTTATAGCTTCAATTAATAAAGCTACAATTTTTTCATATTTAACAGCTTTAATTCCAGATTCTCGAGTTGTAACAATTTCAGGAAGTACTTTTTCAATTTCTTGAGCTATTACACCTATATCTTTACCTTTATTGCCATGTATTTTTCCTACAGGATTTGTATCTTCAATCCAATCAAAAGTATTACCTGATATTTGTTTTACTTTATCAATAGCATTTTCAATTGGTTTAATATTTGTTTTCCAATTTATATCAGAAGTAGAAAAGGCTACTATATCGTTAGATGCATCTATACGACCATCAGTACCATTTGGGGCTATACCTACCCCTAAAGAACCTGAAGCTAATTTAGCATCACCATTATTATCTAAATAATATAAAATAGCTCCTGTGGATTTTTGGATTTCAAGTATATTGTTAGTTTGAGTACCATTTCCTTTTACAAGTAATTGTATTTCATCTGTTTTACCTTGTATTTCAACTAAACCTGCGGGTGCTGATGTAATTAAACTTGTACCACCACCAAAACCTGCTCTTGCATTACTATAATCAACAACCATTACAGCTTGACCAGGAACACTAAATCCTGCTCTACCATAAGTTGGACTTCCAAAAGTACCAAAATAAATAGAACCTGCATTTGTATAAAAATCTAATTGAGCAGTACTTAATATTTTTAAATTTGTACCATCATATTCTAAATTAGCAGCATCATCTACAGTATCTCCAGTTGATGGGTAATAAGCTAATTTTGCAGAAGTTCCAGTATTAACAGTACCACCTGGGGCATATGAAGCTGAAGTAGTATTTGAAGCATAAGAAGCACTTGTAACACTACCACCATAAAACGAAGCTGTTTGAGCTGTTGTAGCATTTGAAGCATAGGAAGCACTTGTAACACTACCACCATAAAACGAAGCTGTTTGAGCTGTTACTACATATGAAGCTGTTGAAGCAGTTCCTAAAAGCGAACCTGTAAATGAACTAGCAGAAACATCTGATTTAAAATAAGCAGAACCACTAGCAGTAATTTTAGCTACTACTTCAGTACCTCCCGAATTTTGCCATTCAGTAACACTACCTGTACCTGGTTGACCTCCTGCTGCTCTAATCATTAAATTGACCCCAGTTGTATCTGGGTTTTTAATTAGCATAGAGTAATTATTAGGATATGCAGGTTGGGAACCTCCATATGGGTAGGTATATATATTTACATTAGATACAGTGCCAGCAGCACTATAGATACCAAAACATACTTGTAAAGCATTACCTCCTTCTAAAAATAATGCTCCTCCATATCCTTGTATAATACGAGAAGTACCACCAATAGCATTAAATTCTAACTTAGGAGAATAATAATCTGCTGGGGCTTTTAATGCTATGCCTATGCCTGTACCTGTAGCTTGATTTATAGTTAAAGAACCAGTGTTTACAGTTACATTACCATTATCTGCTACAGCAAATGTGTTTATATTACTACTATTTTCAAGATAAAGAGTGTTTGTAGCTGAAGTGGCTCCTGAACCTTTAACTCTTAAAGAATTTGAAGCGGAGCCTGTTATAATAACATTTTGGTTAAGTGGATTTACATATGAAGCTGTTGAAGCTGTTCCTAAAAGTGAACCTGTTACACCTGATGTAACATTTAATGAGTTTAGACTGGCATCAGAGCCAGATACTATAATTTTTTTCCAATTTGGCATCCTATATTTTATTTAATGTTGTGGTTAGATACATACACGGTGCCGTGTATATGCCTACTTCCCCTAGGGGCCAACAACACTTATTTATAAATATATTAAGATTGTTGTTGTTTTCGAGATTTTTTCTCTTCTCTAGCTAGAACTTCTTGCAATTCTTGTTGCTTTTTAGTTTCATCTTGCTTAAGCATTTCTTGGATTTGCATAAGTTCTTGTTCTAGTTTAACTTGTAAGTTAGCTACAAATTTAGCATCTTTACCACTTATACTAATAAGATCTAAAGATTGACGGAGTAATTGTATTTCACCGTGCATTAAATCAATTGAAAATAAATTCATAAACTTTTATTTTTTTATGTTTTGTAATGTAGTATACTGATTTTGAAGTTTTAAAACGGTATTGTATACAGTTTGTACACTCTCACCTTTAAACGACGAATCACGTATTAAAAGTAATATAAATTGAAGTTCTTCAAGAGACAAGCGATTTGGATCATTTTCCAAAACTTTTTCAGGTACATTAACATTTTTTCCAATAAAAGGCATAACTAATTTTTTAAATATTAAGAGTAAATGAATATATCTCCTGTACTACTGTTTACATAAATATTACCATATCCGTTAGTTGCACCACCCCAAGTTGGATTTGTTGGAGGAGTTCCTGCGGCTGATTTAGCTGTTACTACAAATTCATCTGCTGTTAAAGCTGTTGAAGTACCTATTACATCATATGCTACTGCAAAACGGCCGTATGTACCTGTTGAACCTGCAGCACCTGCTTCTAAATAAAATGCTGAGCCTGAGCCTGCTGCATTATATTGAGTTATCCAACCTGAATCTGCTAATGCAGCTGAACCACTATTAATTAGTATAAATTTATCTTTAACTGTTAAGTTATCAGCATTTGTAAATGAAGCTGTACCTGCTACTACTAAGTTACCATTAATAGTTGCATCGTTAAAAGTTACATTTGAATTTGTATTAACTGCTTGACCTATAGAAACTGTTACGTTTCCAGTAGCACTACTAGCAGTTATACCAGTACCTGCTACTATAGAAGTTACACCACCATTAGAAGCAAATGAAGCACTTGTAGCTGTTGAAGCATACGAAGCAGAAGTTGCTGTTAAAGCATATGAAGCAGTAGTAGCATTTAAAGCATAAGATGCTGAAGTAGCATTGTTGGCATAAGAAGCAGTTGTAGCATATGAAGCTGTACCTGTTAAAGTACCAACATGAGATCCTGTAAATGAAGCAGTAACTGAAGTAACACTAATAGCTGAAGGTAAATAAGCATTACCAATTGTACCTGCATTAATGTTAGAAGCGTTTGTATAATAAGAAGCTACTTGACCACCTAATTGATTTGCGTTTGAAGCAAAAGAAGCACTTGTAGCTGTTGAAGCATAAGATGCTGAAGCAGCATTATTAGCATAAGAAGCAGTTACAGGAACGTTTGAAGCATAAGATGCTGTTAAAGCATTTGTAGCATATGAAGCTGTACCTGTTAAAGCACCTGTTAAAGATCCTGTAAATGAAGCGGTAATTGAAGTAGCAGATATTGAAGTAATACCTGTAATGGTAGAAGCTAAAGTTAAACTATCACTTGCTTCTACTGTTAAATTAGTACCAGCTAAATCAGTTAATAAGTTACCATATGTAACATATTTACTAGCTCCATCATTTATAAAAAATTGGTCTGTACTAACTAAGTCAGTTTTAGCAGTTACTGGAAAACTAGCTGCTACACCACTTATTCCACTACCATCACCAAAAAATGATCCACTAAATGAACCACTTAATTTAGTGCCACTAGCAGTAGTAGAAATTACTTGGTTTGTACTTACTAATAAAGCTACACTTGCTGTTACTGCTGCTAATTCGGCTTGAGATCCCGATACTATGACTTTTTTCCAGGTTGCCATGTTTTAAAATAATTTATTTATAAATATATGATCTAATCTAATCCTACATAAAATGATGAGGAGGTAAAATAAATTCCGCCATTAGGCGCAATTCCTGTAAGTTGTGCTGATTGAGTAGCTACTGTTATTACTCCACTTTGACTTACTGAAAATAGTGTAATGTTAGTAGCTCCTTTTATAATAAAAATATCAGAAGCACTACTTGATATTGTGGTTGAACCTTGATTACTTATACTAAATAAATTAGTACTTCCAGAATTAATAAGAAATATAGTTGATCCTGTACTAACACTTGCTGTTATACTACTTGCAACTATAGAAAAACCTGCTCCTGAACCCGAGGGGCCAGGAATACCTTGTGGGCCTTGTGGACCTTGGGGGCCTTGAGTTATTACACTAATAATTGAAGTAACAGGTTGAGAAACTTTAACTGAAGTTTCACTATCTGGGGTTACATTAATGTAATTAAAAGTTGTATTATCTTTAACAGTATTACTCATTTATACAGGTTCTAGTATAAATATAAAAACTATAGTCTAATTATAATAATATAGCAAGATAAATTTAAAAATTTAATGCTTGTTTAACACGTAATGTAAAATTATCAACAACTGTTGCTATAACACTTTCACTAATTGGTAAGCTGGATGCAGGTGGAGTACTACCTGTTTGACTTAATAACGTTGTAATAGCTAATATATTTGAAGACGATCCTGTAGCATATAAAGTTGCTCCTTGTCCCTGGGTACTTAAACTTGCTGACCATATTACAGTTTCAAAACTTGAACTCCAATTTGGATGGCCTAATAATACATACACATCACAAATATTAGGATCATTACTTTGTCCGTATGTTTGTCTATAATAAGCATATGTTGTAAAACCATTAACTGATGAACCTGTATAAATACTTCCAGTTGATATATTACCTGATCCATCAGCACCAATATTTCCTGCTTTTTGAAACCCAATAGGACCAGAACCACTTCTAGTTCCTATTAAAGTTAATGGGTGATAAATAGCACTTTGAGCTGCTGGAAATGTTCCAGCTGATTGAGTGTATCCAAAAGATGCAAAATAAAAATTAGTATCAGTTAAGGTAGCAGATTGTGAAGCATATGATAAAGCAGGTGGAACAGGTATTGCTGAAGAACCGGGATTTGTATAGTTTGTTCCTGCTCTTAACCAAGGAGCAGTTGTATTTCCTCCATCAAACATATCTTGACCACCATCAGTTATTTGGTATTGATTCCCATCTAATCTATAAATAAAAAATTGTGGATTTCTAAAATCAGAAACATACCCTCTAAGATAAGAAATTATAGTATTAATTTGCTCCCAAGGTGACCCTGATATAGGGGTAGATTGTTGAGAAATATTTTGAGCAAAAAAACCAAATATAGGATAAATCATATAAGATTTTTAACATTTACTAAATATAAATTTGTACTATCTAAAGATGCAAAAGTTAAAATATCAGTACCTGTAGTAGCTGTAGGAGTATAAGAAGACCCACTTGGTTGTTTAACTGTAGAAGGAAATGATACAGTTGCAGATCCAGTAGTAGATAATAAAAGTATACTAGATTGACCTGGTTTAACGTTACTTGGGTTTATAAATGTGTTTGTTCCTTGAACTAATTGTAATGTAAAGAAATTACCTGAATTAAGATTTAATGATGCTGTGTTTGAAGATATTGTTAAAGCTGTTACGTTACCTTGTGTAGATCCCGTTATAATAACGCTTTGGTTAAGCGGGTTTATAAATGATGATGTTGATACTGTTCCTAAAATAGACCCAGTAAAAGACGTAGCTTGTAAACTTCCGGTTATTACATATGAACCACTTAGTTGTTTAGTATTAACCCAAACACTATTTCCGTCTCTCATTAATAAATCTCCATATGCTAATGAAGCAGTATTAATATAAACGTTATGGAGTTCGTCTAATTCATAACCATTATCTACTTTAACATATATTGAACCTTGACTTGGGTTTGATTGAACTACATACCCCATTCGTACTGAATGGCTAGGAGCTAGTGGAGGAGTTTTAGTTAATCCTCCTAAAGTTGATGGAGATAAATAAAGAGCATCACCATCAGCCCATGTTTCGCCTTGTAAATTACCTGTAGTGTTTATTCCTCTAACTAAACCTGTTGTAGTAACAAAACCTTCTTGATTTACTGCTATATTTTCAGTTACTATACCTAAAGTATCTAATGAATTTCCATCAGCATCCCCTTTTGCTAAAACTACTTTTACTCTACCTCCTTGAGCACCATCTAATCTTACAACTTGATAACCTGCTTCTGTTAAATTTACTCCAGTTTTATTTACAACACGAACTACTTCTTCTTGCCCTATTTGTAAAGTTACATTACCACCTTTAAGTCCTAAATCTAAAGTTCCATCAGTATCATTCCATTTTAACCTACCAATAGCTCCTACATTAGAAGCAGTTGTATCAAAATCAATATAATCAACACCTGATATAGGTGAAGATCCTGATAATGAAATAGAGCCAGTTATAATTTGATTACCAATAAAAGTATTAGATCCGGTTGTAGCAAATGATCCTGTACTTATTGAAGGGCCTTGGGGACCAACAGGGCCTTGGGGACCTTGGGTTATTACTTCTATTACTCTCATTAATCAGTTACTTGTTTATCTAGTTGTATTAAACCTTCTAATAAACGTGTTCTAATACTACCTGAAGTAATTTCTAAATCATAATAAGCCGAACCTGTAAATGTTAATCTGTCAGTTAAGTACCATCCGGCATATATTCCTATACTACCTGATACGGGAGATGTTGTTAAATTGCTTCCTGAAAGGCTTAAAAAAGCACTACCACTAACTTTACTATAAGTGTCTCCTAAACTAGAAGTTAAAGTCAAATAAGTTGTTCCACTACCACTATAAGTAGAACGAATTTGCATTTTTGCCGTATAACCAGTTAAATCAATTGGGTTACTACCTGAGTCTTTGTATTGAATTTCAAAATCTAAAGTAGCGCCTTGCTCTATAGTAAATGAGTATTTTCCAGCTGCCATTGTAGTTTTTGTTATAAATATGAAACAACTACTGAATGTCTCTAAATTCAGCGTATACTTTTAATACCTCTTCTACAATCTCGTGTCTATGGTTGGTTTTTAATGTTACAATTCTAACTCCCTTTATATGTTCTTCTAATCTTGTAAAAAAACTAATACCCGAATCTTTTTTTGATTTTAAATCAACTTGAGATAAATCACCACAAAATACCATTTTACCACCTTTACCCAAACGACCTAACATCATTTCGGTTTGTTGGTGAGTAATATTTTGACATTCATCTACTATTACAAAGCAATTAGGAAATGTTCTACCTCGCATAAAAGCAAATGGTACGATTTCAATATGATTTTCAGTAACCATTTTATCTATTTTTTCTTTATCATAAAGTAAATATAGATTAGAATAAATAGGGGCTAACCAAGGATCCATTTTTTCTTTTAAATCACCGGGTAAAAAACCTATATCTTCTTTAGCTACAGTAGGGCGAGTAATTACTATTTTTTCCATTTCTCGCTTAAATACCATATCTAAAGCTATTTGACAAGCTAATAAAGTTTTACCACTACCTGCCATACCCTTAAGTAAAACAACAGGATTATCTAAAATTATTTGTTTTGCTTCTTTTTGCTCTTCGTTTAAGGATAACTTAAATTTAATGTCACCTTTTGGTTTACGTTTCTCCCTAAAAACTTCTTCATTATTTTCCATAGAACGTGTTTGTGTATAAATATGAATAAAAAAGCCGAGCTTACAGGCTCGGCTTTTCCCTATATATGTCTATTCTAGATTAAATTAGATAGTATTTAAACCACTAATATAAATCTTAGCATAGAATTCAGGACGTACTACTTTCTTAGCGTAACGAGTCAAAAGACCTTTACGTGGAGTGAAAGTAGTTGGATCATACACAAGTGGAGTCATGATCAATGGAATGTATGGAGCAAATACTGCACCAGCTTCCAAGAACTGAGTACCACGGAAACCTAACAATACTGTATTTTCAGTCATGTATGGGTTCTTGTATACGTTATAGCGGCTATTCAATTGACCAGCTTTCTGAACACCGAAAGCGTAGTTCATTTGAGAAGCTTCACCATTAGAAGTGCTAGCAAATCCTGGGATTGATTCAAGGATAGTAGCTACAGCAGGAGAACATACTAAGAAGTTAGCGCCACCACGTAAAGTTTTCTGGTGGATCAAGTTACTTAATTTTTGGATTTTAGTTCCTAAAGTTTGGAACCACTGACCTTGGCTATTGTAGAAACCTAAGTTGCTATTTACAACACCAGTTCCGTTGATAGACAAGTTGTTTTGAGCACTCCAATATTCAGTACCAGCAGCAGCAGCATCAACTAACATATCAAGGATTTCAAGGTCAATCTCTAAAGAGATATATTCGCTCATGATAGAAGTTAATTCAGCTTCAGCATCCAATGAATGGTAAGCGTTCAAGTCTTGAGCGAACTCAGGAGTCCACACAGCTTTTAACTTACGAGTTTTAGCAACAATCGCTTGAGATTGAAGTTGGATGTTAATTTCTGGGATAGAAATTGGGTTGTTGTTAGCGTTTAAGCTAGTGTTAGTATCTTCAAAATCACCACGATTTGCATCAGTTGGTTGAAGAGTGAAGAACAAGGTTACACCTGAACCAGAGTTAGCGATATTATCAAGTGCTACGAAAGCAATGTTACTACCGGTAATCTTAGTAAATTCAGGAAGAATAGCAGCAGCTGTAAGACCTGAACCTGATGGATAGAAACCTCTGATAGCTCTAGGATCGTAGTTAGAACCTAAAGAAGAAGTTTGTACAAAGAACAATGAGTAGTTAGCTACAGAAGCTGAATAATCACCGTTTGCGTTGAAATCACGATACCAATCAGCAGAAGCTGTTGAGAATATAGTGGTTAAAGAAGAGGTGTTATTGATTGAATAACCAAAACGACCAGCTCCGTAAGCACCACCTGTGTTAGTGTTACCAAAAGGAGCAGTTGTTGGGTTAGATCCAGTATCACCATACATTGATTGACCTGAAGTAAATGGAGCTTTAGTAGTACCATATTGGAAATCTAGGTAGAAAACTAGACCTGAAGGTAAGTTCATTGGTTGAACGCTAACAAATTCTTTTGCAGCGATTTGACCAAATACCTTACGAACTAAAGGTAAAGCTACACCAGCCCATTGAGCACCTGTACCTACTGTAAAGGTACCAGCACCACTACCACCACCGGTAGTTGAACCTTCGTTTACTAATTGTTTTGCTTGATTTTCTAAGATCATAGACATGTTACTTTTGTCTGACTCAGAACCCAAACCTTCAAGTAGGCCTGTTTTTACCCACTTGGATGCTAATCTAGCAGCATCGCTTTGAAGCGACTTATACTGATTAGAACTTTCTAAGAGTTGTTGTAATTGTGACATTTTACGTTTTTTTTTTTTAGTTGTTAGTTAATTAAATAATTCCAGCTAATTTTTGGAATCTTTTGATCATTTCGTTAGATTCAACAATTGGCTGTTTAGTAGTTTTAACAGAGCTAAGAGTTTTAGAAGCGCTACCTAATAAACTTTCGTTTACTGGTTTTTTAGTTGTTTTTAAACCTTCTACTAAGGTGTTATAAACTAATTTTACTTCACTTACATTAATAGCTTTGTCAAAAGCAGTTAAAACTTTTACTTTTTGAGATTCAGTTAAAGTTTTAGAACGGAAAATTTTATTAGTATAAAGTAATTTAGCGTTCAATAAATTGATTTCGTTAAGTTCAGATTTAACAGATCTTAAAGCTCTATAAGCTTCTTTAAGTTCTTTATCTTTTTCTTCAACTTCTTTTTTCAATTCTTTGTTTTCTTTTTCTACTTCTTTACCTTCTTTTTCCAACTTCTTACCTTCTTTCTTCATCTCTTTACCTTCATTGTTTTTTTCTTGATAACCTTCTTTCTTCATCTTTCCGATTTCGGAAACTTCTTCTGATTCACCTTCAGCTTCATCTCCAGCTTCTAATTCACCTGCAGATACCATATCTTGAATAACATCTTCGATAAATGCTTTAAGATCATCATCGGTCATGTCTTCAAGAGAAACTTCTTCTTCTTCGGTTTCTTCAGCTTCTTCTTCAGCTTCTTTTACGGTTTTTTTCTTTTCTTCTTTTTCAGCTTCTTTTACGGATTTTTTCTTTTCTTCTTTTTCTTCCTTTTCAAGTTCAGCTAGAAGTTCATCAAGGTTCATTTCTTCACCTTCAGCTTCATCCATTTCTTCAGCTTCGTCCATGTCTTTAAGTTCATCCATGTCTTCAGCTTCATCCATTTCTTCGGCTTCATCCATTTCTTCACCTTCGGTTTCCATGTCTTTAGCTTCGTCCATGTCTTCAGCTTCATCCATTTCTTCACCTTCGGTTTTCATCGGAATGTGTTTACCTTCTTTTTTCATTTTTGCCTCTTCCATCTCGTCGTATCCTTCTTCCATATCTTCCATTTCTTGTAGCCTCATAGCTAACATGTTTTTCAGATGTGGGGTGAAAGATTCTTCAAGAGCAGCTTTGGCATTTGCAATTGCTGATTCTTTTACAGCTTTTGCATCGGCGATAGCCTCTTTTAAAAAATTTCTGTTCATTTTCCTAAATTTGGTTTTGGAACTACGCTTATTAAACAAACGTAATGGGGATTATACAGTTAATTAGATGCCATATAAAAAATGGCATATTGACGACGATACATATATGGGGATTCTTCAAAACATAAAAAAAGGCGCTTCTTTTGAAAGCGCCTTAGTTTTAAAATAGTGTTTTAAATTTAATTTTTTTTACGAAATTTTATTAATGCTTTATTTACTAATTCATTAATATTTATATTTTCTTGAGTTTTAGTTTTATTACCTAAGGCATTGCCAATAGCTGTTAAATATTGTAAAGCTTTTTTTCTACCTCCCATAGCATTTAAATCAATAGCCCCAAATCCACCTATACTAGCTCCTGGATCATTTAACATAGTGGCAGCCCATCTATGATGACCATCTAAAATTTCATTATCAGTTGATATATAAGCACCTAAAGGTCCTCCTTTAACACCACCAATAGCCATACTTAAAGATTTTCCTAATAATATATTTGTTTGAGTAGGAACTGCAGCTGAAGCTGCAATATTTGGATTTGCTTTAAATGTTGCTTTATCATCCTCTGGTTTACCATCTTTGGTTCCACTTGTCATAAAAGCTTTTGCTTTTTCATCAGAATCTACTTTCCCTAGAGCATTAGGAGCAGGTGGTTCAATTGCTTCTTTAAAATCAACATTGTATTTTCCGCCTGGAGTTAATGCATCTTCTACATCTTCTACACTTCCTACAGCATCATCAGGGCCTGGTAAAAAGGGCATATCTTTTTTAGCTAAACCCGAGGATGGGATTTTATTAGCTATATCTAATATTCTTTTTACTACTTCTTCGGGTCCTATTTTTTCTACCCATGCTTTAGCTTTATTAGCATCTATAGGTTTATCAGATGCCTTAAGTATAGAAGCATTAGGATCACCTGATTGTAGTTGAGCTACAGCAGCTTTAGCTGTTGCTTCATCTTTAGGGAAAGAAGATTGTATAGTAAATTTTACTTTTGAAGCTTCAGCTTCTTCAGCTTCTTTTACTTTTTCTTTAAATTCAGTTTCAGTAATTAAACCCGCAAGTTTTTGGAATTTTAAAAATTCTTCGGAGATAATTTGTTTTTTCATGATTATAAATATATTAAAAAATTGGACAGTTACCACTAGCACAAAGTATTTCAGTAATAACTGAATTTACTTTGAGGTATTTGTTGGATGATTTTGGTATTAAACCTTCTTTAACTAAATGCATATATGAACCAGGATTTGAAGGTGTTGATACAAAATCCCAACATAATAATTCAAAATCATCTTGTACTTCCATTACACCGTCTTTATCTTTTAACGATCCCATACCACGTGAAGAAACACCTACTGTAACTCCACTATCAACAAGTGCTTTTAAAATATTACCCGATGGAGTAGGTAAAATTTCTATTTTACCCATGATGTTATCTCCATCCCACCAAAAATCTTTAATATTATGAGATACGTTTTTAAGATTAATTACAGAAGAATCAGGATGATCTAATTCACCTACTGCTCTATTATCTTTTACAATTTTAGAATATTTGTCTAATTCACGTTCCCACAAATCTTTTTTATAATAGCGACCATTACCGTTTTTAACTTCAACAGTTGCTAAAATACCTTCAACTATAGGATTACCTCGTTCAGAAATTTTTCCTTCGGTTAAAGTTAAAGGTTTAAACAGTTGAGTTTCAACAAGTATTTGTTTTTCCATTTTTATTTTTCTACAGGTTTTTTACCATTACCAGATAATTTTTCATGCATTTTCTGATATTTTTCTTTAGCTTTAGCTAATTCTTTAATTTCTTTTTTTATTTCATTAACACGAGCAGAATCAACAAGTTCATCCATACCTTCTACTTCATCAATAGTAGCTAATTTACGGGCACGTTCTTGAATTTCTTCTTCACAAGCACCCATTTTTGCTTCTAAAGCAGCTAAATTGCCTCGTTCTTCAATGCTTTTAATTTTTTCTTCAATGCTTTGTTTTTTAGTTTCTTTACCTTCTTTTTTAGCTTTAGCTACTTCAGATAGTATGTTAGTTAATTTTATCATGGTTTTTATATTTTTATTAGTTAATTTATCCTCCGGCTCCAGGTATTCCTGGGTTTTTATCTGCTTTTACATCTGCTTCTTTTTTCTTTGCTGCGGTTGCGGCTGCGGCTGCAGCTTTTGCTGCGGCTTGTGCTGCTGTAGCTTGAGCAGTTGCATTTGCTTTTGCTGCATCTGCTGCTGCTTTATCTTCAGCTGCACCTTCATCTAAGGTATTATCTTCACTTAAAATTTCTTTAACTATGTCTTTAATTTTTTCTTTAAGAGATTGTTTAAGAGATTGTTTTTTAGATTCTTCTAAATGACTTGAAAGACCACGCCCACCAGCAGGATCAAATTCACCAGGACCAAACATATCTTCTTTATCATTATCTAAATCATCATCTACTTCTTTACCTAAAAGATAAGCTAATAATTCGTCATGATTAGATAATTGTCCTAACTCATCATATTCAATAAAATCTTCCATTCCATCTTCTTTAGCCCAATTAATAATTTCTTGATCAGACATATTAGCATATTGAGATAATTGAGATGAAGATAAAGCTTCTTTTAATTTTCTCATTTCACCATTTATCCATGCATTAGCATTACCTTCTCCTTCAATGGTTTTAACTTCTTCACCATTCTTATAAATTACATATATGCCATTACCTTTATATTCTTTGGTAAACATTTTATCTAAATTACTAAGTTCAGATTTTTGGTACCCTATAGGATCATTAAACATTCCAATACCTTCTTTTAATTTAATTGTTTTTTCAGTACCAGGCATATCCATTTTTTTAACACCAGATACAGTTTTTGGAGTTACAGGCATTTCCTTTACACCTGAAGGCATTTTAGTTTTTGCTTCTTTTTTACTTAAATTATCTTTAGTATTAGCTTTAATTTTTTCAACATCAATATCTAAATCACCATATCCACTTGATTTATATTTACCCTTTAATTCTTTAGAGGGTTTATAACCCGGGGTTTGGTCTGTATAGCCAATACCTTCAATACCAAATTGAGTTTGAGTTGTATAATATAAACGGTCTTTAGTTAGATTTTTAGTTACAATAGCTTTTAATTCATCTATAGTTTTATCGGCATTTTTAGGATTTTGCATTTCAGCATAAAATCCATTTAAATATAAGGTTCCATATACATTATCTGTTTTACTTTTATCTTTATAATCGTAATTTTTTGTTTGTAAAGCTACTATATCTTTATTAGTTTCTTTATTATCTATTTTAGTAGGTTTTACTTTTTCTTTGACTTCATTTAAATCCATTCTTCCTGCTTTTACTTGTTTGTAATATTCTTCTTCAAGATCATTTATAATTTGTTGATCATTAATATGTTTTTGAATTTCCTTATATATATTTTGTTTATTTCTAAATTCTCTTCTATTATCCCAATCCTTTCTTGATATAATAAAACCTATTTCTTGTATAAAATCAATATCATCTACTTCAGATATAATATTATATATATCTATAATAGATTTATTTGTTATTACATCTTTTTGGTTTAATTCTTGATTAGATAAAGCAAATTCTCCAGATTCACTAATAGCTTCATTTAATTGTTTACTTTCATCTATATCATTATCTATTGAACTCATTCTTTTAATTTCTTTATCAGAAAGGTTATTTTCTAAATTATCTTTAATCCACTGTCTAGCTTCTTTCTCTGTTGGAAAGGCCTTATCACTCTTACCCATATCTGTTCTATAGGTAACTACCCAAAATCTACCTTCAGGTTCTAAACTCCATTCTTCGTTTGATGCTAAATTTTGTTCGTTTATGTTTTCATTAAATATTTTAAACCAATCTTGTTTTTTATTTTGGGTGACAAGTCCTAATTGGAGTATATTTTCGGAAATAATTGAACGTTGTTTAAGAATAGTAGTAGTTTCAGTAAAATTAGCAGCATTACGAATTAAATGTGGGAATTGTAATTTTGCTTCTTTTAAGAAAATTTCTTTATTACCTTTACCTTCTTTGATTAGGTTATATTGTTCTTGTAATGTTTTAGTTTTCATTATTCTCCAGTTAATATGTTTTTTATATCATTTATATAGTCTAAAACTAAATCAGTAGGATATACTACACCATAGGATAATGGATTTTGTCTATAGTAATCTATTGTTTTATTTTTAGCATTAGATAACATTGTATAAATATTATTCATTTCTTTCCTAATATTATCAAATGCTATTATTCTTTCTTTTTGAAACTCAATTTGATCTGTATTTTCTTCAAATAATTGTTTTACCTCTAAACCTGATCCTTTAATCTTATCAGGTACTAATTTATATTTAAATTTTTTTACGTAGTAATTATTAGTAACACCTTTTTCGGTGGCACGAGGACCAGGACCTAATGTAGCACCCGGATCTTCTTCTTTTACAACCTCATAACCACTAGATTTAACTACATTAGGATTAGCTGCTCCCTTAGCTTTTTTATTTTTATTAAATGCTAAAGGTGTAGCATATTGAGCTCCTGTACCCGGAGTAAATCCTGCAGCACCGGCTCCACCACCTGTAGTAGAAATTTCATCTACATTTTTTAATTTATATTTTAATTTACCCATTGGCTATAGCTAATTCTTCTAATAAACTATGGTACTGGAGTAAATCAACTAAATTATCACTTTTAATTGAAGATTTTTTATCTAGTTCAGTAATATATTTAATTACTTCTTGTAATTTAATTTTAATAGTTTGATCTTTAGTTTTAGATATTTGTGATTTAAGATCAGACTTAATTTGTACAATTTCGTTATTGTAAAATTCTCTTAAATTAGATGTACTATCAATTGAATTAATAAATTCTTTTAAAACACGTTTTTGTTTAGAGTTTAATGAAGCATATTTATCATTAAATTTTTCAAGTATTACTCTGTAAGTTAGTATACGAAGATCTTTATCGTATGATTTAAATTCTTCAAGTATATCTTCTTTTACATTAGATTTATCAACTGATTTAGATGTAAGGTGTTCTAATAGTGTAACTTTATTATCAATAATTTGATTAGGATCTGTTAATTCTTGAGAATTATATATTTCAAATAATGTATACAACGATGCTTGAGCTTTATAATCGTGTAATTTAGTTTTAAATAAATCTTCTAAATTATAATGTTCTTTAAGTTCTTTAATTAAATTATATTTTTCTTTTCTCAATTTACTTCTATTTAATTTTCTAGAAGCTTCAAGTACTGTGCTTAAAATAGCATTTGCTTTATTTTCATTTAAACTTTTAGATTTAAATGTTATTTCAAATAACTTATATTCTTTACCAAGTTCAGTATTAACAAAATATTTTTTTAAAATATTTACTGCGGGTGAATCACCTTTAGTTAATGTGTCGGATGTAATTCGTCTTACTAAAAGCTCGAATAAGATACCCGTGTTCTTAAATTTTGAATGTTTGATATACATCAATATCTATTTTTTTATAAATATGTTAAAAATCTTGATCTTTAATATTAGATTCATCTAATAATGATTCTTTTGCCTTGTCTTGCTCAAATATTAATTTTTTCTCATTAGGTTTAGACATAGTATTTAACATATGTTTATATTTACCTAGATAACGATTACCTTCTAAAGCTAACGGTGAATTGCCTTTAAAATCAGGATTTATTTTTTTATTAAAATTATCATCACTTTTCATACCTTTAACACCTAATTTATCTTTTCCAAATGGACTTTCTTGGGTATTACGGTCAGTTACTTTTTCTTGTGGACGACCTAATACTGTTTTTTCTTCATTATATCCTGGAGGTAAATTTGCAGGGTCTGTGCTTAATCTACCTTTACCATACAGTGATGCTAAGTCATGTGGGGTACCATAAGATTTACCAGTTTCAAGTGGGTCATTACCTTCTGCTTCTACTTGTGTAAGTCTAAATTTACGTTTAGCATCTTGAATAATCAAATCTCTATATTCATCATATTGGTCTTCACTTAAATGGAATAAATTATCATATATCCAATCTGTAGGTAATAATTTGCTTTCCATTAAAGCTGTAGCTAATTCAACTTTTTCTTTAAGTAATGCTACACGTTCTTGATCATATATAATAGATGGGGTAGTTAATGAAAGTTCAAAATTTGTTAAATTTTCATCTTTATACCCTTGAGTATATAAATGTACTAAAGCTATTTTATAAAGTTCAGAAGTTATAATACGTTGAATACGTTCAATAGTACGAGCAAAACGTATATCTTGGGCAGCTAATGTTGCTTTACCACCTACTTCACCTTCATAACCCATAAATGCTTTGGGTACTTTAAGAGCAGCAAATAATTTATCTCTTAAATAAGTCACGTCAGTAATACCATCCCATTGTGCTCCGGCTAATGTATCAATTTTAGTTGAAGTATCACCACCCCTAACTGGGATATAATAATCTTCAAGTAGGTTTTGCATGTTATATCTTAGGTTATATTCACCTGATTGTTGATCAATATAAGGAGTACGTTTAAGTTTATTAATTGTTTTTTCCATAAATGATTCCATTTCCTGAGGAGGAATAGAACCAACATTCATATAAAAAATACGTTTTTCAGGTGCTCTAACAATACGATGAATTAACATTGTATCTT